AATGGTTTTTGACATACGACCACAAATTCTGCGCAGTTTCGCCATTTTTAGGCATTTTTGGATAATAAACCCATAATAGACCCTACGCAAGTCATTGATTTGTATTGGCATAATATCCATACAGAATAATTAGTTGACTATACATATGGTTGCTGTAACATATGTAATACCACAAACAGGAGTCTAACTATGTCTAACATCGCAGAATTGCAAAAAACCATAGCTTTCAAGCGCGAGATGTTGGAATGCGCCAAAGCAGAGATCAGTAACTGGAAACCGACTTGGTCGGATTATGAGCCAGATGTTCGTACCCTAATCGATCGTGAGAATCCTACGGTCGTCTACGGTTACAGCGTCAGCGACATCTTGTCTGCCATGAATCAAGATAAGTACGAAGAAGTCTGTGAGCGCGTGTTCCAAGCCAACTATGACTCGATTACCGAGTATGCGTTTAATGACCTTCTGTCGGATCTGCGCACCGCAGAGCGCGATCTGGAATACGCAGAGCAGGATCTGGTCGATGCTCTGGATCGGAACACTGAGTCAGTCGATTAACTCAGCCACCGTAATTACACACGAACCGCCACTAATGACATCGTGTCTGGTGGCGGTTATTTTTTTGACCTGAAAGTCATCCTCAAACAGTCCTGCGTGTTGCAGGGCATCCAGTATCGGCTTAATGATGTTATCGATGTCGCGCTTGCGCCGATCTGGTGGATGGTAGTCTATGCGCACAGACAGCAGTCCTTCGAGCCTGTGACCCTTACAGTGGCTTTTAATGTCACGCCTAAAGGCATTCGCCCTCTTAGACAGAAAACGCCGTAGACCGCGCTGTAGCCAGTAATGGTTAACGGTCGGTGGCGCGTATGCTAAGACGATATCAAGTTTCTTGCCCATCGGCATCCTTCAGCATCTTCGGATCGGATGTCAGCAAAGCCTGCATCAGTGCTTCGCTCATTGCATCCACAAAGCCTTCGTCTTCGCCCAACTCTGTACGCCCGATCGTGTCACACAGGCAATGCACCAGTTCGTGAAAGTAAACTTGGTAGATGTAACTTTGGGCAGTACCTTTTGGGAACTTGGCTAACTTGATCGTCTTCTTGCTGTTCATCCAGAGACCGTGAGTGTCAGACGGTAGTCTGGCATTTTTCTTCACGGTGACTGTATGCCCTGCAATGCTGAACTTGTCTGGGATTATCATTTTTTCTTTCCGTACTTGGCTTGGCAGTCACGGCACTTTGTGACCGACTTCTTGGCTACTAGATCGAACTGGTCAATTGGTCGAGACTTGCTACAGGCAAAACAATATTTTCCAATAATCTTCTTTGTAGCTACATCAATATCACTTTGTATCTGCTTCAGTGTCATGCTCTGCCTTCATGTATTCTAAAAACTCAATAAACTCTGCCATCAGCTTCATCGTAAATCGGCTTGTGCGACTGCCAAGCAGGATAAAGTGACCAGTCTTGGTCTGGGCAAACTTCGGTGCTGTGTTGGTCTCTAACGCCCTGTCGAGCAGGAACTGAGCAGTCATGTAGTCCTTCATGTCTTCAGGGCTAATTAGCGTAGTGTTACCGTTAACGACCACCTGTAGCGTGTTGCTGAAGTGGTGGATCAGTGTCCACATCTTGTCATTCTGTTCCAGAGACCGCTTCGGAATGTAGTTGGCTACCTTGCAGTGGATGTCCTGACCAGACGCAAGCCTGTCCTTTATCTCTGCCTTCAATACAGAGACCAGACGGTCGATGTCTTCAGGGGTGTCTGTTTTTCGGCAGATGATCATTAGTTCAGACTCTCGATACGGTTGCCTTGCATTGCCTTGTCGATGACAGTGTTCAGGGCTTCACGATCTGCACCAAGAGATAGCAACATTGCTACCTCTACTGGCAACTGCTCAGAGTCGCACAGGTAACGCCACCGCAATGCGTCTTGCTTGTCGTCATCGAGATCCATATCAGTTAACCGTAGTGTCTTCGGAATACCTGCGCTCGACTTCCAAGCACATTTCCGTGATCAGGTTAATCAGCGTCTTGGTCGGTACATTGCCAAGATCGTTGATGTCTATTTCATCGTTTTCAATGTCCATGCTCAATTCCTTATGTAGTTGCGAAGTTCTACCATGTGCTTTTCAAGATCCAGTTTGGCAGTCAATGGATCTTCCCAAGAATCTACTACCGACTTTGCCAGTAAATATAAATGCGCATACTCGCTCTTTAGCTTGGCATTTATTTTCTTGGCTTTGCTTTCTGCGTCTGAGTCACTCGCCATTAAATGTCACCTTTGCATATTTGGATGACTTGGATCGGTATGCTTCGGCATCGACCTGTGACGCAAACTCGCTCACGATCTTCTTGTAATCTACAGTCCCTTTTTTCTCGATGAGAGCAATAGATACATTGCCAAAAGTACCACCGTTAGGATTCTCAGCCAAAAGCGCATCACGAACTTCGTCATATTCAGCCTGCAATTGTTTGATCTGCTTGTTGAGTTCATACAGTCGCTTGGCATTTGGATTGTCCAAGTCAGAGTCCGTATCCACGATCTTCCTGAAAGAGTCGTAAAATTCCTTTAATGTAGGTAGGTGCTTTTTCATCCACGCATCGTTAAACGGCACGAAGATATGGCTTATTGCTTCATCGTGACCGACCACCACAAACAATGCGCGTTGTGCGCCAGTGCAATACATCTGCACTTGCATCTGTGCGTAATACTCAGGCATATACAGTTCATAGTTGTGCGCAGTGTAGTCCTGCTTGAACGGTGCTTTGATCTCAAGCACGACTGAGCCGTCTTCGCTAAGTCCGTCTGGAGTTGCGCCCAGAAAACCTTTTGTGACAAACATCTGCCTTGCGCCAGTGGCAATGAAGTTCATAAACTCATTGGCATATGCTACGCCTTTGTGTTCATTGTCACGACCGTGTTGGAATGCAGGATTATCCTTGTATTCCAGTTGACCGCGAAACGCTTTGACCATGTCATTCAGAACGGCATTGGGCTTTTTATACTTACCAAGCCCCAGAATAGCACCGACATTGCTTGCGGTAATATAGTTTTTCCTGTTTGGATCTAGCATAAATATCCTTAGTTAATCTGATCGGCTTTGGACAGGGTTACAGACAATGCCCTGCGGATTCCTTTGGTGATATTGCCACCGCCGACATCCTTGAATGTCTGAAGATCTTCAGGCAACAGGCGAACAGATGTGCGATGGGTATACAGCTTGTCCAGAGTAAATTCGCTGACATCTACGGTCAGAAGGTGGCGCAGTCCTGCGGTAAGCGATCCACCGCCAAGAGAGCGCAACTGATCGATTTCCTCGCAAGTCATGGTCAAGTAAAAGTGTTTTTTGTCAGACATTGGTAATCCTTAGAATGGAACTTTGTCGCTGAACGGATCGAAGTTATCAGCAACGGCTTGCTGTGCCTTCGGGCTTGCTTGTGGTGCGTCTTTCTTGGTAGCCAACAGCGTGACATTGGCATTAGCCAGTTCAAGCGTATGTTGCTTCGTGCCGTCTTTGCCAGTCCATTCACGGTTGACGATCTCGCCACTGATGCCGATCTTGTCGCCCTTGCTGATGTATTCTGCAACGGTAGCGCGTTTTTCAAAGAGCGCGACTTTGATCCAAGTGCCGATCTTTTTGTCGCCGTAGCCAGAATCGACCACGACCGAAAAGGTAGCGACAGCTTTGCCTTCTTTTGTCTGGGTGACCACAGGATCACCACCTACGCGACCAATACCACTGAAGTTATTCATTCCTGATCCTCAAATTGTTTAACACGGGTTATAAATTCATCAGTCACTTCTGACTGAATCGACTTGGGCAGAGTCTTGTAATAAGCACGACATTCCTCTGCGGTTTTGAGTGTCAGCAGTTTTGCGCTGACATCTTCAACTGAAACTTGCGCCTTGCCACGCGAGTACGGATCTTCGATATCGACCTTTGCCCACAGTTCGTAAGCCAGACCGAACAGCAGTGCCGAAGCCAGACAGATACCACGCCGATGCGTGTCAGTGATGTCACGCGCCGTAATCTGGTCAAACTGGATGGATGTGTTTTTGTGATCCATAACGGCTTGCGGTACGGTAGGAGTCTCACGACCATCAGCGTGACGGAATCCGATTAGCAGATAGCCACCGACAGGCGCACGATGCACGATACCGCCATCACTGGCAGGCACAGAGAACGGAAGCCATTCTGGTGCATTGTCACGCAACAGTTGCATGGTGCGCGACCAGTTCACATAGGATGCTGAGAATTTACCAGAGCCGATGGTCTGGACAAGATCAGGCGTAACCACGCCAGAGAGTTTTGGATACATGGTTATACTCCGTACTTAAAGTTGAAAGCGTCACTGAGTTCATCTTCAGTAAAGCCAGTTTCATTCATGGCGTAAGCCTTAGCTTCATTATCTTTTACATACGCCGACAAAAAGCCGTAGATGGCTTTGCGATCTTCAGGCGACATCGGTCGGTCGTTTTTGGTGACAATTTCAAAGCCAATAGAATTGGGCATGGTGGTAGTCCTGTTTGTGGTTGGTATGTAATTATAATTCTATGTAAATTCAGATGTCAAGCGTTTTTTCCAACTAAATCTCATAACCTGAGACGGCATATCTGAGTAGCGGATCAGGGTGGTCATCGACTTGTCCGTGTCCTTGCTGTAGACCGAATAGACTGGATCGCCGTACCTGTCCACGATCTTGCCCTTGTCCACGACCAGATCGATCCAGACTGCCATCGACTTACGGTCTACAAACAGCCATTCGTCTACGCGCTCGAATACGACCAGATCCTGCTTGCCGTAGATCCATCCATGCCTGCCGTTTACATTCTGGAGTTCGATCCAAGTGTATTCGTTTTTATCCCTACCAGATCCGACTCCACGGATCGACTTGATGTCTACTGACTTGGTAACGCCGTTTTTGGTTATGTAGAAATCGATGTGATCCTTGCGGTCTACTTCGATTGATGATTCCTCTACGGTGTAACCGCGCTCGATGGCAGTGGCGACAAACTCAGCTTCGACAGCCTGACCACGCTCTTTGTCGCCGTGATACTTGCCATTGCCGTATGCCATTAAATAGCACCATCATCGGCTTCGCATGAATCCTTGCAATCCGCTTGAACATCTAGCCCTTCAAACATATCCATTTGCAAGCTGTCAATATCAACATAGCGCATTGCATCTTTCAAAACATCTTCGGTGCTTCTATGGTTTCTAAAAAACACTGCTTTGCCGTTTTCTTGATTACCATATTTTCTTTCCATTTCCATTGGAAAGTTGAATATGCTTGGATTTTCTTTGACTAAACGGTATAGCTTCCTATCTGCCTTTTTCCAACACCATGTGCAATTACCTTCATGCTCTTTTATGTTTAGCGTAAACGGTTGCTTTGCCCAGAATTCTTCAATATCTTGCTTTGTTTTTGGATAACTAAATACTAAAGGATATATGAATCCTTGTTCTTTATGTTTTGGATTTATGCGATCCATTTCATCTGATCTGATTCCGATTGCCGTATCATATGTTTTTGCTTCCCATCCAATGCTTCTTGCGTAATTATGAATAGGGTTTATTTTCAATTCCCTTGTGCAATGTGGGTATGACTTGTTTGGAATGCCATACTTCTGTATGACGCGCTCAAATGGCAATCCATCAATAG